AATGAATTACCCTAATCTCCCTAACAGCGCTTTAGAGATCGATGAGCAACCACAGGTAAAAGAAATCACTAACGAGCTTATAAAGCAATTACAGAACGCTTTAAAAAGTAACGCGCTTTTTACCGAGCAAGTGGAATTAAGCCTTAAAGGTATCGTTAGGATTTTAGAGGTGCTTTTGAGTTTGGATTTTTTCAAAAACGCCAACGAGATCGACAGCAGTTTAAGAAACTCCATTGAATGGCTGAATAACGCCGGCGAGAGCTTGAAAAGTAAAATGAAAGAATACGAGAGCTTTTTTAGCGAATTTAATACGAGCATGCATGCGAACGAGCAAGAAGTAACCAACACCTTAAACGCTAACACTGAAAACATCAAAAGCGAAGTGAAGAAGCTAGAAAATCAAATTATAGAAACCGCTACAAGGCTTTTAACGAGCTATCAAATCTTTTTAAACCAAGCCAAAGATAGCGCTACCACTCAAATAAACGCTGATAAAACCGCAAGCCTTGAAGCGCTAACACAAGCGAAAACGCAAGCGATAACTAACATTAACGAAGCGAAAGAAAACGCTACCACGCAAATAAACGCCAATAAACAAGAAGTTTTAAACAACATCACGCAAGAAAAGCAACAAGCTACAAGCGAGATTAACGAAGCGAAAAAGACCGCATTTAACGAACTTTTAGAAACACTAAAGCCGAAGTTTAGCGGCTTGTTTGTGGGCGCTTATTATATTAGGAATGTGATCTATATCATGGGTGGATGGGAGCAAAAAATCAAAGACTTGAGCGATTACACGCTAGAGAAAAGTAAGAAATACGAAATAGAAGTATTTTTTCAATTTGTAAGCGCGAAAATTGTAGAAAAAGATCCAGTTTTTGGACTGAAAACGAACGAAGGCTTTTTGAAAGAAAGCATTAAAAAGATCACGCATAAATATGTATCGCAAATTTATTATAAAAAACTTTTAGTGGAAAACGCGAGCGGTATTTTGAGCTTGTATCATGGCTATTTTTACGGGAATATCAATTATTTCAATGAAGCGATCATTACAAGCATCAAAGAAATCCCTAATGATACGATAATAAGCAAGCTATCCAATGGATCTGATTTTTCTAATACTGAAACATTTGTGCAAAACTTGAACGGCACCAACAACAACACAAGGAGTTAAAAAATGATTTTAGAAAACGCATGCCAATACAAAGACTACTTACCGGGTGTTTTTGATGATTTAGGATTTAGTGGGAGTTTTGAAGTGGTGGGTAACGCTATCCACCTTAACATCATTAGCGAAAACAACAAAACGCCGACTAAAGAACAGGTTTTAGAAAAACTCAAAGAAATCACGCTGAAAACAAAAAAACAAGAACTAGAAGCCAAAATTAACGCTATTTGTAAAGAAAAAATCACTAAAGACTTTAGAAGCAGCGTTTTAGGGAATTTGCACGCTTATGATTTGACTTTAGAAGATCAAGCGAACTTGCAAGCGCTAGTTGTTGCGAACATTGATTCGGTTTTTAGGTGCGCTGAAGTTAGTAGCGATGGCGTTGTAGGGGATAAGACTTATAAAAAACACACTAAAGTGCAGATCTTGAAACTATCGCAAGAAGCTCTAAACTTCAAACAAAAACTGATTATTTTCTATGGCAGAGAGAAAGAACGCCTGAACGCTATTACAAGCCTTGAAGCGTTAGAAAAATTTGTAATCAAAGAATACTCAACATGAGGAAGTTTAGCGATCCGATCGTGGCTGAGTTTAGCAACGATGGCAAGAGGTTAAGGCTTGTTGAAGGCTTTGAATACTATTTGAAGCAAGATCATTCTAAAAAGCTAATCGTGCCGAGCGGTTTTTCTAGCGATGGCTTTACGAACATGGGTTTTAGTTTTGTGATCCCAAGATACGGGAGCGCTTTGAAATGCGCGATTTTGCATGATTACATGTGCGATGTTTTGAATGGTGTAGTGCCTAGACCTACGGATTTTTTTATTAACACGAGAAAGGAATGCGACGATCTGTTTTTAGAAAGCATGCTAGAAGTGAAAGCGTTTTCGGTGTTTAAAGCGGTTTTGATTTATTACGCCGTGCGCTTGTTTGCTAAAGTGAAAGGCTTGAAATGATGCGAGTTGTAGTTTTTGATGCGAGCGGGAGTTTAGAAGCGTTTGATTATAGGGGCGTTTTGATACACACGCAAGAAATACAAGCTAATGAGAAAGTTAAACTACCTTTCACGCAAAAAAACTTTTTCAAGTTTAACGGCGTTAGTTTTGGAGTGTGTGAAGGCGTGGGCGATTTGGATTATAAGGATTATCCTAAAAATCTCAATTTTAACGCTCTTTCAATTGAAACCATAGAAAACTACCTATTGAACGCTAAAGAGCCACAAAACACACAACAAAAGGCCTTATTAACGGATTTTTTAGAAGTCTATAACAAAAACATAGAAAAAGGTTTTATCTATCTTAAGCCTAGGTTTTTTTTAGAGAAAGAAAAGCAATTGATAGAAAGGATTTTGAAATGATAGAAGTTAGCGAAGTGGTAGCGAAAGTGCGAGAACGCCTAAACGACAACGAAGTAGGAAATTATGAAATCTTAGACAGCGTGCTAGTGGGAAACATTAACCAAGCGCTTTTAAAAATTTCTTTAGAATTTAAGATAAACAAAACGATCACAAGATCCTTATTAACTGAAGAAGAACGCTTTTTGACGATTAATAACCTTTTAGGGATAGAGAGCGTTAAATTAGATAAGAAAGAAATAGAAAGCCGTAACACGATAGAGAAAGATGCTGGAGAATGTGAATTATTGATTTTGAGCGATAAGCTGAGCGTAACGCCGTTTAGAAGCGGAGAGCTTGAAGTGGTGTATTACACTTATGAAGAGGTTAGTAATGTGTTAGATATTATCAAACTGCCTAAAATATGCCTTGATGTTTTAGTGTATAGCGTTTTGTGTAACCTTTTAGAAATCCCTAACAATGAAACCAATTTTAGCGTTTTAGCGAACTATAAGCAATTATTGAAATTAGCGAAAGATAACCTAACGAACTATTTAAGCTTGATGTATTCAAAGAATATTCATTTTAGTAAGGTAGTAAGGGTTTAACCACCAAAAGCAGAAATCCCAATCGTCTTTAGCGGTTGGGCACTTCACGAATACCTCTTGATACTATATCCCATCAAGAGGTGGTTAAAAGTTACAAATGCTCTAACAACATTATAACTAAAATAGAAAAGAAATAGCTATTAGAAACGACAGAAAAATTCTAATAGCGAAATAATATTAACCAAAAGAAAAAATGAAAAATAGGGTTATAAAAAATTTTTATAACCTAACCCTTAAAATCATTTTTACTTTTAGTTAAAGTTTTAAAATTAATAAGAAAGGATAAGCATGGGTATCAAAGAAAAAGAGATCGAGCTAGAAACTTTAAAACGTGAAATCGCGCAAGCAGAAGCGAGTTTAGAGCAAGATTTTATTAAGCACATGGTGGATAAGACTAACGAGAAAGTGGAAGATTTGTTTTTTAGCAACAAGCCCGAGTTTTATCGTTTTGTTTTCACGGAGCAAAACAACTACTTGAGAGAGAAGCTAACGGATAAAGTGAGTAAAGCGATGGATTTGAGCGATGAAATCCAAAGAGATAAGGACGCTGAAGAAATTGAAAAAGACAAGCAGGCGTTTTTGAAAAAACACCCTGAAGTTGATATAAATGAGCTTTTAGAATTCTATAACGAAGAAATCCCCAACCGCATTAAAACGCAGATTGACAAATTAGAAGGCGTGGCGTTTTTTGAAGCGGTTTTAGACTACTTCAACGCTGTGAATGCTAAAGAAGAAGAGCCTAAAAGCGAAGAAGAAAACAAATTACCTAAAGAAGCGTTAGGTAACGGCGTTAGTGGTGTAGGATACGCTAACAATGAAAACATCATGACAAGGTATTAAGGAGTAAAAGAATGTTAGAAAAGCTTAACAACATCAATTTCACCAACATTTCCAATAACCCTAATTTAGGGGTAGAAGTCGGTAGGGAGATCCAAAACGCGAGTTGGATCAAAAGCCCGTTTTTTAGCATCACAGGCACAGGAGCGGATCGAGGCGTTAGGCTTTTTAGCGTGGCTAGTCAGCAACCCTTCCGCCCAAGAATTAAAGCTCAGCTAACTGGTAGCGGTGTAAGCGGTAACACGGATTTTGAAGCGAATTACGATAATTTAGAAATCTTAAGCCAAACGATCTATCCGGACGCTTTTGGTAATTCCTTAAGGTCTAAAATCAAAGCTTACAGCGAGTTAGAACGCATTGATTTCATTAAGGAAAGCGTGGATAGCTTGACTACATGGATGAATGAAGAGAGGGATAAAAGGATCGTTGCAAGCTTGACTAACGATTTTACGAATTACCTCTATAATAATACGATGAATGTAGCGACCATCAGAAAAGCGATTTTTCACGCTAGAAACGGCTTAAAAAGCGATAATTCCAAAGCATTCCCCATTAAACCTATTAGGGCGACGATGCAAAGCGTGGGTAATGTAATGATTCAAAACACAAGCTACATTATCCTATTAGACAGCTACCAAGCCAACCAGCTAAAAGCCGATAGCGAGTTCAAGGAGTTAAGAAAGCTTTACGCCTTCGCAGGAGAAGATAAAGGCATGCTTTATAGCGGGCTTTTAGGTGTGATTGACAACTGCCCGGTGATTGATGCGGGCGTGTGGAATAAGCTTAATGTGGGCATGCCAAACTCTACCATAAGCGAAAGCGATTTCACGCGCTACCTCAATAAAGCGAATGTTAATTCTATTGTAACGCCTACGCAACTCAAAGAGAAAATCAAACAAATCAAAGAAAATAAAGAAATTTCGATCGGTTGTTTGATCGGCGCTAGCGCGGTGTTATTAGCAGGCTCTAAAGAAACGAGGTTTTATATTGATGAAACCGTGGACGCAGGCAGGAAGTCTTTAGTTGGCGTGGATTGTCTTTTGGGGGTATCTAAAGCAAGGTATCAAAGCACGGACGGCGTAGTAACGCCTTACGATAACCAAGATTACGCCGTGATCGGTTTAGTCTCTAATATGGAATAAGAAAGGAAAAAAAGATGAAACAAAAAGTTCACAGCGTTAGCTATCTAGCAAAAGCGGAATTTGAATTCAAAAACGGCGTTTATGATTTAGTGGCTTTACCTTGCGGCGCTGAAGTCGTTAAGGTAACTTTAGAAGTGGTGGGTAACCCTACGGCTGGAACTGTTAGCGTTGGTTTTAAAGATGAAATTAACAAAAATTATTTTTTGACTTTAGAGAATATTCAAAGCAACAAAAACGCCACGAGCGCTAAAGACTACACGGCTACGAGTAATAAAGTAGTAGTAGCGGAAGTCAAAAACGCTAATGGGAACAACATTAATGGCGTCTTAAGAGTGTTATACTTTTTACCGAGCGTGATTGAAGTGGAGTATTGAAATATTTTAGCATTTAGAAAGGATAAAAACAATGTTTTTTGATAGCCCTTTAAATGATTTGAACTACTTCAAGCCACAAACGCAAACGCAAGAAAGAATGAGCATGCCGAAAAACTTCGGCTTATTGAATTATTCTCAAACGAGTTATAGCGATTTTGTGAATAATTACAAGCCAACGCCTAAAATTTCTAAATTTTCTAACTTCATGGAGAGCGTGGGAGGTTATGGAGGTTTAGGGATGCTAGGAGGAGCGATCGGCGGTTTAGGGAACTTGATTGTAGGAGCGGTGAATTTTAGCGAGCAAAACAAGAGCGCTAAAGAAAGCCAAAGAATGGCTAAAGAACAGTTTGAATTAGAAAAACAACGCTATAACGCCAGAGAACAAGAGCGCTTAAAGAACAGGGAAGCGATTGACAACATCGCTAAAAATAACGCTGATATAATGACAAGATTTTAAGAAACTAACCCTTAAAATAATGGGCTTGTTTAGCTAATCTTTAGCTAAAAAATAAGGCGTATTTTATGGATTTCACCACACTGCAGAACGATTTTTCTAACGACTATCAAAAGGCTTTAATCGCTAATTTAGAATTTTTAGAAGCCAAGAAATACTACAACGGCAACCAACTCCCGCAAGATGTTTTGAACATTATCTTAGAGCGCGGCCAAACGCCGATCGTAGAAAACATGTTCAAAGTGATTGTGAATAAGATTTTAGGTTACAAAATAGAGAGCATTAGCGAGATACGATTAAGCCCTAAACAAGAAGAAGACAGAGCCTTAAGCGATTTACTGAATTCATTGTTGCAGGTATTCATACAGAGCGAAAATTACGATAAAGCCATGATTGAAAGAGATAAGAACCTTTTAATTGGCGGTTTAGGGGTGATCCAATTGTGGGTAACTGAAGATAAGGATAAAAATGTAGAAATCAATATTAAAGCCTTAAAACCTGAAAGTTTTGTAATAGATCATTTTTCTACCGATAAGAACGCTTTAGACGCGAGGCGTTTTCATAAGATGCTAGAAATTAGCGAGCAAGAAGCCTTATTATTGTTTGATGAGAGCGTGATAATCAATTATTCTAATATCAATCACGAAAGAATAGCGAGCGTGATTGAGAGTTGGTATAAAGAATACAATGAAGAAACTAAAAGCTATGAGTGGAATAGGTATTTATGGAACAGAAGCGTTGGGATTTATAAGAGCGAAAGAAAACCTTTTAAGAACGGCGCATGCCCTTTTATCGTAGCCAAGCTATACACGGATGAAATGAACCATTACTACGGCTTATTTAGAGATATTAAGCCTATGCAAGATTTCATTAACTACGCTGAAAACCGCATGGGCAACATGATGGGAAGCTTTAAGGCGATGTTTGAAGAGGACGCCGTGGTGGATGTAGCGGAATTTGTAGAAACCATGAGCTTAGACAATGCGATCGCCAAAGTGCGCCCAAACGCCTTAAAAGATCATAAGATCCAATTTATGAACAACCAAGCGGATTTGAGCGCTTTAAGCGCTAAAGCGGAGCAAAAACGCCAATTGTTAAGGCTTTTAGCTGGGCTGAACGATGAAAGCTTAGGAATGGCCGTTAATAGGCAGAGTGGTGTAGCGATCGCTCAAAGGAAAGAAAGCGGTTTAATGGGCTTGCAAACCTTTTTGAAGGCTACGGATGATATGGATCGCTTATTGTTTAAATTGGCGGTTAGCTTCATTTGCGAGTATTTCACTAAAGAACAAGTTTTCAAGATTGTTGATAGGAAGGTAGGTGATCGGTATTTCAAAATCAATTCTAGCGATGAAAACAAAATAAGACCGCTCAAATTTGATTTGATTTTAAAATCTCAGTTAAAGACGGAGAGTCGGGATGAAAAATGGAATAACTGGAATGAGCTTTTGAAGATTTTAGCGCCTATAAGACCGGATCTAGTGCCTAGTTTAGTGCCGTTGATGCTAAACGACATGGATAGCCCAATCACTAACGATGTTTTAGAAGCGATACAAAACGCTAACGCTATGCAACAAGAAAGCGTCAAAGCGAACGCACCCTATAACCAACAGATCCAAGCCTTACAAATCCAAAAATTACAGGCTGAGATCATGGAATTACAAGCTAAAGCGCACAAATACGCCGAACAGGGAGCGCTATCGCAAACCACGAACGAAAGTGAAAAAATTAACCAAGCCGTAGCGATTAGCGAGATGCAACAACAAAACGCTAACCACAACGCTAACAGCAACGGCGGGACTAATACAAAGCCGACCAAGAAACTAAAAACGAGCGATAAAACGACATGGCGTAAATACCCGAGCGCGCAGAATTTAGATTATTGAAATGATGAAAATTTTAGAAATTTTAGGGATTAGCGTTTTAGTTTTAGCGTTAGGGATTAGCTTTATTGTAGCGCTTTGTTTTTCGGTAGGAGCGTTATTCAATGGATAAGCAAAGAGCTTTAAAAGAATTAGCGCTGAGAGAATTAGCGAGGCGTGATTTTTACCACTTCTTGCGCTTGAAGTGGGAAAGATACGAAAATAAGCCGTTTTTAGACAACTGGCACATTGAATATTTGTGTAAGGTTTTGGAATGCACACAGGCTAACACATGCCAAAGCGATGAATTAATCAGGCGTTTGATTTTGAACATGCCTCCAAGCTACGGGAAAACGGAAATTATCGCAAGATGCTTTATAGCGTGGAGTTTAGGGAAAGATAGGACCAAAAAAATTTTTTACATTTCTTACAGCGATGAATTATGTAAAAGAGTCTGTAAACAAGTTAGAGAGCTAATGCAGAGCGTGTTTTACAAAAATATCTTTTACGATTATCCGTTAGAATTTCTAAACAATACTTCAAGAGGGTTTGTTTTAAGGCAAGGCGGTGGTTTGTTTGTAACAACTTTTAAAAGCGCGCTTACCGGTTTTCATGCGAATCAGATACTCATTGATGATCCGATCAAAGTGAGCGATATGAGTTCTAAAAAAGAAGTGAATACCGTTAATATAAATTTCAAAGAGAGCGTTATCTCACGCTTGCAAGACACTAACTCTAATATAACGATTTTGATGCAACGCTTAGGGAGTAATGATTTGTGCGGTTTTTTACAAAGCGAGCGGGAGTTTGATATTGAAACGATCCAAAAATGGAAAATCATACAGCTTAAAGCTTTGAACCAAAACCAAGAAATTTACAAAATTAAGGATTTTGAACACACAAGAGAAAAGGATACGCCGTTATTTGAAAATAAGCACAATAAGGAACAATTAGAATCTTTAAGGTTGCAAATGGGCAACGATGAATTTTTTGCGCAATACCAACAAGATCCAGTCGTTAGCGCGGGTGGGTATTTTGATCCGCAGTATTTTAGTAGAGTTTTCACGCACGAATTAGCAGAGTTGAATACTTATATATTTGTAGATAACGCTTTAAGCTTGAGCCACAACGCTGATAATAGAGCAATCGTGGTCGTTGGCGTTGAAAACTACAAAGAAAGCGTTAGGTATATCGTTTTAGATTGTTTTTTTGGGATATGGAGCGAAGAAGAAACCATTAAACACATTCTAGCGGCTAAAGAAAAATACAAGGACGCAAAAACCTTTATAGAAAGCGATGGCGGAGGTTTAATCTTGTATCGTTTGCTTTTAGTCGCATTAGCTAGACACAACGAGCAAAACAAGCAAAACAACAAGGAATTACTGAACGATGAGATTATTTGTTATACGCCAAGTAGGAGAATCTCTAAAGTGGATAAAATCAAAGCGCTAAGGCCTTTTTACAATACCGGGTTTTTAGTGTTTAGCCATTCTAGCAACAACACCGAACAGATAGAAAAAGAACTTTTTAGCTTTAACCCGGACAAGCCTTTCAAAAAAGATGATTGTATAGACGCTTTAGCGAGCGCAATAACGCATGAAAGCGTGAAAGCACCCATAAAACGAGAAAGTAAAGAAAGCTGTAACGCCAGATTTAAAGCCAAACCGACATGGAGAATATAGAAAAAATAACCCTTAAAAAAAACGCGCAATTAAGATTAAATAAGAGAAAAAGAAGAGCATTTAATGAAAAATATGAATTACATTAAACATTTTAGAAATGTTGAAAGCATTAAAAAAAAGCGTTTAGCGTGTAAAAAAGCTAAAAAAAAATCGTTAGAACTTGTGAAAAATAGAGGTTATAGGGATTTTATCATTAAAATTAAAATCAAAATTCTAAGTGATGATGAAATTTTAGAAAATTTAGAGTTAAGCTATCTCAATGCGGACATTCACTAAGGTTTAGATCATGTGGCATGAAAAGTTTTTGAAAGTAATCCCGGCAGCGATATTTTTGTTTTGTATTTTAGAAATTTTTGAAATGGTTTTGATAATTGCCGACATGAACAAAAGCGAAAAATTAGAAGCCGAAATTACAAATAATTTGAATGTGTTAGAAAGCATTGCGATTTTACTGAACGAGCATTTAGAAGGCATGAGATTAGAACATTTCAAAGATAAGAAAATTAATATCAAATAATGCAACAGCACTTAATCGTCTTAGGTTTTGAAATCTCCAAAATCATTCCGTATTTTTTAGTTGCGACGATCGGCTTATTTGTGGGGGTTTTATATGTTTTGAGAAGCATTAGGAGCGAAGAGTTCAAAAACAAAACCGAAAAATTGTTTTACATTGTTCAAGGGGTGGGATCGAGCATGCTCATAACTTGGATTAGTTACGAGATAGCGGTTTATTTTTTTAATTTGCCTATTAGTTTATGCGTAGCGATTAGTGGAGGCGTTGGGTATTTAGGAGCGGAGAGCGTGAGCGCTTTAGCGTTAGATAGTCTAAAAAAAAGGTTATAAAATGGATTTGAAAGGTTTAGAAAACGCTTTAAATAATGGCGATTTTAAAGAACAGGTTTATAGCAGTTTAGCGGGGATTTATCAAATTTCAAAGGTTGTGAACCAATTGGAACTTTTGAAAAACTTCACTGAACACGATTTAGAAATCGTAGGAAAGATACAGGCGATTAAAAACGCCTTAGCAGGCTATGAAACAAGCGAACAAGAACTAAAAGCACAGATTAACGCTTTAGTGAATAGTTTAGAAGCTAAAAAGCAAGAATTAGAAGCCTTGTTGAATATGCAATTACAAAGCATGCTAAATAGCGAAAAAGAAAAACTAACGCAAGCAGGAAGCTCCTTAAAAAATAATCTTGTAGCTGAACTCACGAATGCTAAAGATAATCTAGCGTTAGAATTATTAGAAAAGTCGAAAGCTACCACTCAAAGCCTGTTAAACACGCCACGAATACAAGGCGTGAACCTGAAATTTTTAGGGGGTTATGTTTATGGCAGGCAAGCTTATTATGAAAACAATACCGATGAATTTAGGGAATTGTTTGAATTTTCTAGTATTCATTTACAAACCGATAAAAGCTATATCGTGCAATTTAGCATGCCTTACGAATTAGGAACGGACGGGATTTATAGCGAAAGCATGGGTGAAATGGTGTTATGTTTGAAAGCTAATAATAAAGTCTATCCGATCGCTAATAGCTTTTATCAAAACAAAACCACTAATTTGAATGATAATGGAAAAATCGTAGACTCTTATAGGGTTAATTGCGTTTTCAAAACGCCAAGCGAAGAAGAAAGTTATAAAATAGCGGTATTTGCACGAAAACATAAAGATTTATGGGTGAATGTGAATTATACCTCTAACACGCAAGGGTTTGAAACAACCTTTTTAAGTAATGCGCGTTTTTCACACGCAACCACGCAAAGCCTACCGAATAATTATAATAACGATTGGGTGTTTTACAAGCACTCTCAAGCGTTAGTTTATGAAATTTTTCAATGAAGCTTTTATTTTTAGCGTTTGTTCTTAGCGTTAGCTTCACTGCATGCGCTAAAAAAATAATTTACAGAGAGGTTAAAGTGCCAATAAAATGCGATATTCTCATGCCAAGCCGACCGAGCGAGCATTTAGAAGCGTTAGAATACTTACGAGCGTTATTGATTTATACCGAAACGCTAGAAAACGATCTGAAGTTTTGCACAAAAACTAATTATACCCCTTAAAATCACTCCTGAAATTTGATTAAATACCAAGAAACTAAAGGAAGTTAATGTATTTAGTCCTATTGGAAAGAAAACACGATTTAAGGGCACTCACAAGAAAAGACAAGAAAGAAAAAGGCATGTTAGGGAGCTTTAGGGTGTTTGAAAGCACTCACGATCAAGGTATAAGCGATAAAGCGATAATCGAACACTATGAAAAACAAAACGCTCTATTTAGTTGCTTTTCTTTAGAAAACAGCGGAGAGCCAACGGATACGCCGAACTTAGATAAACCGATCGTAGCGAGAGACTACGAATTAGCATGGAGCGATACGAGTTGCACGGTGCCTAAAGAATACCAAAACAAAAAATGCGATAACAAACGCCATGAAGTGTTGCAACTAATAGATCCGAATAACAAGGATTTCAAAAACCGAAAAATATTAATTCATGTAGGAAATAGCGCGCATGATACTTTAGGGTGTATTTTGTTAGGGATGCAACACGATGAAGAAATGATTTATAAAAGCAACGAAGCGGTAAAAAAGTTTTTTGATTTAGTCAAAGACAAAGGCGTTAATAACTTTTTATTTAAGGTGGTCGATAAGGTTTAAAAAATGGATACAGCGAGGTTTATACGGAATTTCTCTTTATTCAAAGAAGCTTTACAAAAGCAAAATTTCAATAACAAAGACTTGAACACTACGAGCATGCAAGCCGCTTTACAAAGCGAGCAGTTAGCTTTGAGTGAAGAAGCGCAAGACTTACAGATCGAGCAATTGAGGGCCAAAATGCAAATAGACTTTTTGAGCATGCAAGCGAATTTACAAAACGCCAAAGCCGAAACCTTAAACAAGCTTATTCAATGCCAATCAATGCTAAAAAGCCTAAAAGATAACGCTATGATCAACCGAGCGAACGCATTTGTAAGCTTGTTACAAGTGCAAGCGAACGCCGCTAACGGGATCACAGAGAGTAATTTTGAAGCAGCGTTTAAGATCATCGCTCAGATCGGCAGTGAATACAATCAAATCACTGTGAATAATAATGGTAATGGGAGCGTAAGCGTGCAAGAAAAAGAACAAACTAACGAACTCAAAACGATTTTGAATAATTTGAGTAAGGAATTAGACAAATTGAACGAACAAAGCGAGATTAATTCTATACAGGTTTTTAGCGATAAATTAGAAGTGTTGAAAGACGCGCCGATTAAGTTATGGGGCTTTAGCACTTTATCTAACGCTAACGAAGGCTTTTATAATGAAGCTAACGAAATAATCGCAAGCGGCAGCGTGTGTTTGTTCAAAAGCGATAAAGTAGGAAAGCACACGATCACTTTTAGAGCGAGTAACAATAAAACAAGATTAGCTAAAAGCATCACTATAAGCGTGGTAGCAAACAAATTGAAAGAAAGGACAAGCTAATGGCTTATTTTGAAAGCATCACAGCGGGCAGAGGCGGACTAGATAGCTTTAACCAAGCGTTGAATAACCAACGATACGCTAATTCACTGTTAAGTGAAAGCATGGGCAATTTTATTAACACGATCGCTAATGCAGGAAGCCTTTTTGATAACGCTAAAATCAGAGAAGAAGCCCTGAAGTATAAAAGAATGCGCGATTTAGCTAACGATAAGAAACAAGCCGAAGCGTTTGACTTGCAAAAAAAACAAGCCGAATTAAGCATGGATTTTGCTAAAAAACAACAGATCATGAACGAAGAAACGCACAGGCAAAACAAAAGATTTAACGACTTAAGAGCGAAAGCCTTAGATCTTGAAAACAAGTTCAACAAAAATCAACAAGACTGGATAATGAAAGCAACGCTAAGCGCTAAAGCGAGCGCGTTAGTGGGAAATAATGCTAAACGCTAACAACACGCTAACCACACCAAAGAAAACCATCACTAAAGAAGAATTTAGGGTGATTTACGCTAATCCTATTACGCTAATCCTATGTTTAGATACTAATGCCTTATCATTTGATTTTTAGGGTTTTTAGGGGGATTATGCCTTATATTATCATCGTTATTTTGTTAGTTTTGAATAGTAATTCACGGGTTAAGTTAGCGTTAGCAGAAGAAAGACTAACGATTGACGAAGCGCATTTGAGCAAGCAAAATGAAGCGATTGAAACGCTAGAATTAGAAAGCCAACAATACAAGACTAACAAGCTTTTAGAGATAACCAAAATTAAAGACAAATACCATAAAATCATCATCAAAGACAGCACATGCGAGGCGAAGTTGGAAAGCTATGAAGCCCTAATAAACGCCTTCAAAAAATCTATCCCTTAAAATATTTTTTATTTTTTTGTAAAATGTTTTTTAAAGACAATAAGGAGTGAAAAAATGAAACTCTATAATAAGATACAAGAACTCATTACCGAAAGCGAATCGCTCAAACAAAAAAATAATGAAGTCCTAGGATTAGCGAGGAACGAATTAAGCGAGCTAGTCAAAAATAAAGCTGATGAGAATTTAGAAATCTTAAAAAACACCTTTCAAAGCTACCTAAACGGGCAATTAGTGGAGATGCCTTTAATCGTAAAAGAAAATGTTGAGGAACTAATTAATAAGGAAACGCTGAATAAAGAAATACGCAACGAACTAATCAGCCAATTTGACAAGCAAGAAATAACAAACGCTTTAAGGCAAGAATTGAAAAACGACATTAAAAGCGAACTGAATAGCCTTTTAGATAATAGCGAACTAAAAAGCGAACTGCAACAGGCTAAAAATAAAATTGTAAGTGAAACCACGAACGAGACCAAGAGCGCGCTAAAAAGCGAGATTTTAGGGATTTTAGAAAAGAAATTAGAGACTATCACTCAAAGCGTGGTTAAGAATTTAGATTTTAGTTTTCTAGCAGCGCAACCGAAAGCCTTTTATAGCGTGATTAACGAGAATGTGAAGGAAATTTTTTTAAAAGAACTTGAAAGCGAGTTTTTGAAGAAATACATTAAAGAAGCTATTAATAACGCTTTGAACGAAGCCGAGAAACTCAAAGCGTTAAAATTAGCGGAATTAAAAGCGTTATGTTACTTACAGGTAACGCTTGAAAGCCACAAGGTGCAATTATTACAAAACGCTTTAATGCTTGAAGCCGATATTATGAATAATAGGATGAAAATAGAAAATGAGATCGCTTACAATTTGAAGCGTAAAGAACTCATACAAGAGGGCAAGCTAGAAGATGAAGCGTTTAAAAAATACATTTTTAAAGTGATTTAAGAAATGGACGAAAAATTAGAAAGCGAAATTTTTGAAGAACAACTAAACAGCCTTTACAAACCGCTAAAACCAAGAACGACAGAAAGCGAAAATAAAACTAATCAAGGTTTAACTAATCAAGGTTTAGAAAAATTAGCGAGCGAAAAACTAAAAGAAACTAATGAGCCGTCTTACCTCTCTACTGGGATCACTTATTTGGATAACAAGATCAAAAATAGAAGCATTACGGTGTTTGATTATTACATGGCTAAGAAGTTTTTAGGGATTGATTTGAATGTCAATCTAAACGGAAACTTGAACATTGAAAGCGAAAATCAAACAAGAGTGAAGAATTTGACGAGCGCTACAAGTAAGATTTACGATGGGATAAAAGCTTTGAATTTGGGCGACAGACTGATAGAAAAAGCGCAAAATAATAGCGGATTTTTTAGCGCACTTAGAAGGTTAGCTAATGAAAAAACTAACGGGCTTTATAGCTTAAATAGCGATGAAGCAGAGACCATTAACGCTTTAAAAAATTATTCTTATTCTACAGCAAGGCAGATGGGCGGACAGCTCACTAATCAAAAAATCAAAGACGCGCAAGAGATGACGAAGTTTGGTTTTAGAAGCAAAGAAGAAAACACCGCAAGATTAGGCGAAAACCAAGGGCGACTCATTCAAATTTTAGAGCAAGATGTGAATAATTTAGAGAGTTTAGGAGGAGTAGTGCCTGAAAGCGTGATTTTAGAGTTATTGAAACATAAAAAACGCCTTGAACACATTCAAAAGAATCAAGGCAAAATCAAATTAAAAGAATACCAACAAATTAATCCATATAGCGAGTTTTTACAAAATGACAGAAAATAAAAAAGGAAAGCGAAATTATTCAAATGATTTCAAACGTGAAGTGAAAAGATATTACGAGAGGAGTTTGGAGTCTAAACATCAGATTGCTAAAAAATTCGGTATAAATAGTAGAACTCTGACGCTATGGGTGATGGATGGGGAGTGGGAAAACAAGATTATATTAAAAGAAATAAGGGCCATGTATGAAACGCATGGCTTAAGCATCAACGCATTAAGTAAAAAATATGGCGTGAGCGTTAGTTTAATAAGGAAGTTTAAAATACGGGACAAATGGGAAAAGAAAAAGATTATTAACGAAGCCGCCGAAGTTTTAAGAGATCGTTTGACAATAGATAAAATGGGTTTATTTTTAGACACGAAGAAAGAAGAAGTTAAAGAAGTGTTAAAACAAAGCTTAGATCATTTAAGCCTTGACCCCGTGGTAATGGAAGCGATAGCCGAAACTAGTAGCGACGAATTAGTTTTGAAAGCGATGAATACTGCCTATATAAAAAAACAGATTTTGTTTTGTGCTATTGTGGCAAGAGGTGAGCTGATTAAGATGATAAAAAAAGCAGGCGATAAGGTGAAAGACAATATTAACATTATCATGGCGGCTGAAAAGGTCTCAAAATTATTTATTGATGCTGGGGTTAGCTTGTTTGGGAAAGAGCAGATCCAATCGGTAGAAATTAAAGAAAATAACGACTACGGGGAAATGAATATAACCGAACTTATGGCGTTAGCGAACACTAATGATAACGTGGATTAGGTTGTTTTAGTGTTTTAGTCTTATTCTTGTGTGAAATGCTATTTGAAGCACCCAACCGCTAAAGCGATTGGGCTTTCTTTGCTGATGTTGCCCATATTAAACGCGCTCATAGCAATGCTTACACACCTACTATCGATCCCCCCCCTTTATTTTAAAGAAGTTCCTTGCTTTATCAACAGAGGATGGTTTCACTTGGAAGCACTTAAAAAATGTTTTTTAGGTTTTAGGTTTTCTGACGCTTGTTGGTTATCTCACAGATAGCCTTACTTTGTGAATTTTTTTTAAAAAAATTTAGCAGTAGTGTTCTTTTTTGCTATCTAATCTGATATTAATTCACCATCATAGCAGCGTTATTTGTTGAGTTTTATTGGGGTGTTATTTTTGTGAAGCGCTTGACAAGTTAGTGAAAAAATGGTTACTATTTTTTAGCTATTTAAAAAATTTTTTGTAATTGTGCCACAAGCAAAGATTAAAGCGGACTTGATAGTAACGCTATTTTATGGGTTTTGTTAGGGGTTTTTGGTTTTGTTATTGATTATTTCTATCAATTCACTCCACGCCTTAAAACACCCACCCGTAATTGAAAAACACCTTAAAATGGCTAGCCCCTTCATTAAAAACAAAAGAGTTTGTGTAATCGCTACCACTAGAAACGACGCTAGCTTTTCTTTGGATTAAAGGGATGCTAATCCCTACAGAATATTTAGAATGCTTATAGCGGTAATTCAACCCAGTAGCCACATCTAAATTGCCACTTCCTTTGACTTTATTGAGCACATAGTAGCTGTTATACAATCCCCTTAACCCCCCAAAGATACCAAAAGAGGAAGAAAAATTCCTTTTGGTTTGAACGCCTGTAGGGCTATTTTTATTGGAGTAAGTGGTGATGAAATCCACCAACAAATCTATCCCCCCACCATAGCTCAATTGCTGGAATTTTTGATTAAGGGCTTTAGAATAGTTGTATTTGATGATGCCATAATAAGCCAACCCTATGAAATCATTAAAGTAGTTTTGATAGCCTATCTTAGCGTTAACCCCTAAAATAGGGCTTCTAAAACTTTGCGAAGCGCTTGAAGAATAGTGGTTGGTAACGCTAGAGGTTACAAAGGTTTTTTGAATGGTGCTGAGCATGGAATTGGCCAAATCTTGCGTGCTCAAACTGGCGTTTAGGTTGTAGTTTGTTTGATTATTGAGATTAGCGAAATTGATGGGTAAAGCGTTTTGATTAATAAGCTGCTGCCAAACCGCTGCTGTTACCCCTAGAAAGCCAGCCGGGACATCCGCGCAATTGTGGTAGATGGAATTAGGGTAGTTGCTAGGGAAAGCGGGTTGA